ACAGTAAGTGATTACTCACCTACCTCCGTTTTGGACCCGACACTCGGCATTCGCGGAATGTCGTTCTTTACAGGATATATCATGACAAGAGGAAAGATAACTCAAGAAGAACTCATTGTTGACGGCGAAATAAATTTTTGGTACGATGATCCGAATACGGATGATTATACCTCAGAATCTATTGCTTCATCTGGTGAGTCTTTACGTAGTTTCTCGGGAGAAGATTTACCTTTCTTCCATGCGAGAAAACGACGTGGCGAGTTACTTCCCTTTACGCGCTATACTAATACTAAGTACCAAGAGGTATGTACGCAATCTGCTAGTATAACCCATAATCCGAGTGAATCGGACGGGCTAAACTCAGGTTACAACTATACCAATATTGGTGCCATACACCGTATTCCCGAAGATTTAAGAATGGAGGCCGTTATTACAAGGCCTTCTCCTATCTCTCCGGATTTATACGTCCAGGCGGCAGCTGCCGCAATTTATAGTGCCCAAAGGCACGACACGCTGACAGCTGTACTCGAACTTAAGAAATTAAGACGAATGCTGATGTCTGCTGGTCGTGATTTAGTCACATTAATAACATCTGGAAAGAACCTCCACCAATCGTGGTTGTCCTTTAGGTATGGCTGGCGCGTTCTCTATTACGATTTATTAGCCATTAATAGGGCTATTGAAGCGTATGGAGATGACCGTGAGCGTTTTTCACAGAGATCCGGAACATCTGTTTCGGAAACTGTTACGTCTGAATTTACATTCACCGGAGGTAGTGGACTTAATACATCCACAATTACCGATGTGTATAATTTCAGCGTAAGAGGTTCTGTGGTTGCTCAAATTGACCCCCCTAAGTTCTCATTCAATATGGTTATTACGGCGTGGGAAATTACGCCGTATAGCTTTATTATTGATTGGTTCTTTAAGTTAGGTCAATGGTTGGCATCAACGTCATTCTTACTATTTAGCGAGAAACATACGGCAGCGGGAAGTGTTTACACTACCCTCAATCGTACTATCTCAACAGTCCACGAGTTTACAAATCCAGAATTTAGCGGAAGCTACTCTCTGAATTTGAAATCAAGTGGAACTCATATAGTAAGGAGTCCTGCATCTGTGTCTCTGATTCCGCAGTTAGATTTGAATGTAGATTTTGATTTGTATAAATTTCAAGATTTACTTTCATTAGTAGCTCGTCATTTACGATGAGCTTGATCTAACATAACATAAGGAGAGAATTATGGCTGCACAACTTACAGCCCTCACAGAATTTTCCGATAACGGAAATTCACGCGTTTTTACTTTAGCTAACCATTCGGTGTCAAAACCGCAGTTAGTTATTCAAAAGCGTAAAGTACCTTCTGGTAATAAGGTAGTTGTTCAAGATGACATCACTGTATCTTTCGCAACTGCTGATGTAACTGGTGTTGTACTTCCCCAACGTGTAGCTTTTAACGTTACAGTAACACGTCCTCTCGGACATGATACTGCTGATGTTAGTAGCGCCCTAGCTGTCATCCGCGATATTATTGCGGGTGATGAGTTCGGAAACACTGTTCTAACGCAAGAATATCTAAAGTAATGGATATTCTGATAATCATGGCAATTCTTGCTGTATCTCATGCTTTTTATTAAGCTATTGAGCCACTTCGTGATTTGCACATGTTTATGGTTAGTATTATTAATTATTCTTAGTTATAATTTTGATGGATGTTAATACATCAAATTTAAGAATAATCGTATATAGGAGAAGTTATGAACCTAATTGATTTAACTTTCGACGTTAGTCGAAATTACATCAGAGACCAGAAGGGTCTCGTAGACGATGAACTCTTTAAACTAGCCCTTGGTGGGGTTCGTTCTAAGAATGTCGTCTTACTTAGCACCCTTAGTGAAGTATATCCTCACGCATACCAAAGTGAGGAGAATTGTCGATTCTGCCGGCAAGTGTCTGCATTCTTTTCGAAGAACGCAGCGTTTGCCGACCCTCTTATTACTTATTTATCTGCTCAGTCATCTTTCGATGGTGCTGAACGGAAATGTAAGAGAACTAATAAGAGGTTAAACCACTTTGAATCTAGGTTCCCTGAGCGTAAGCCTAAGGACCTCGATCGAGTGGTATTAAGAACCAAGCGGATCATTGCTGATCTTCTTGGCGACGTGGGCGACTTTTATTCGGAAATTCCGAATTTGGTCGCCGTTACTTCCGGTGCAACAGCATCCTACGGACGTCGCGATTCTCTCCCTTTTATGAAAATGAAAGTGAGGAATGTTGCGGCGACTACTGCATGTCAACCGCTGTATCGAACGCTGGCGAACCATTTCGGTTTTGCCAACGTATCGTTCAGCGATTGTAATGCGAATAGGATCGAGACTGTACCAAAGAGCTGGAAGACAGACAGAACTATCGCGTGTGAGCCGGAAGGAAATATTCCTTTTCAGCTAGCATTTGATGGCTATGTCAAAGATCGCCTCCGTAACCACGGAGTAGATCTGTCAGACCAGACAAGAAATCAAGATCTAGCTCGATCAAGTTCTATACATGGCGATTTAGCCACGTTAGACCTTAAGCAAGCTTCTGATACCATTTCCCTTAACGCTGTGCATGCGCTGCTTCCATATTCGTGGATGCAGTACTTACTGGCGATAAGGTCCCACAAAGGGATTGGTTTTCAACAAGAGTACGTGTACGAGAAGTTCTCCTCAATGGGGAACGGATGTACATTTGCTCTTGAGACTTTGATATTTTGGGCGATCGCGAAAGCTGTTTCGAAACATAAAGACGTAATTTCTGTCTACGGTGACGATGTCATCATAGCTACGGAAAATGTCGATATGTTCAAAACTGCAATCGCGTATCTTGGTTTTGACATCAACGTTAACAAATCGTTCACTGCAGGCCCCTTTAGGGAATCCTGCGGTCTCGATGCGTACAACGGTGTCGATGTCACCCCGTTTTATCTTAGATTTAAGAGCTTTGGGAAACCAGAGCTCTGTCATCTGATAAACGGGTTGGCGTCCATTTGTTCTCCTAATGGGAAACTAGAAGCTTTACTCCAAGACATTGTGTCTTTAGAGAAGTTACCCCTAGTTCCTTTTAGCGAGAACAGCATGATAGGTGTCTGGATAGATATCTATACTGCTCGGAAAACCAAGACAATTATCACTAAGTATTCGATTGACCGTGTGAAGTGTTTCATCTCGAAAGATAAGACACGTTCACAATATAGATCGCAAGCCTACTACCTTTGGCACTTTCGTGCGAGAAGTAGGAAGCAGGCCCCTATATATGATCAACCTGTTCGTTTACTTGAAACTTATTCAAGGAAACTCTCAGGAACGAAGAATACTATAAT